CTATAGAAGGAAAATTCTCTAAAGAAGATTTAAGATACTTAATTCAGCAAATAGATAATGAGATAATATAATGGCTAAAAGACCATCAAGAAAAACAATAATTAAAAAACTTGATAAAGTATTCAGTCAATTTATTAGAAGAAGATTTGCAGTAAATGAGATAGCAAAGTGCGTAACATGTGGTAAACAGGCGCATTGGAAAGAATTGCAAGCTGGTCATTTCATGAGTAGAAAACATTATTCAACTAGATGGGATGAAATTAATGTTCAAACGCAGTGCAGTGGATGTAACGTTTTTAGGTACGGAGAGCAATTTAAGTTTGGAATGTATTTAGAACAAGCATACGGAAATGGAGTAGCAGAGGAGATGCATAATAAAAGTAGAGAAATAACAAAGTTTAGCGATATACAATTATTAGAAAAAATAGAATATTATAATGAATTATTAACTAACTTACAATGATTTTTGTTTTGTTTTCTTGGGAAAGGCGAGGGTAAAGAAATTTATTCTCGCTTTTTTTTGCCTAAATATTTTTTTATATTAACAATATTGTTTATATTTATGTCAAAGAAAACAATTATGATATACATTTTAAAGAATAATCAAAACGAAACTTTATTCGACACTCGATCGGCTGCAATAGCAGAGTTTTACGCAAAAACTAATTATTTAAAAATCTATTACAGAACTGCTAGCAATAGGGAAGTAATATTAAACGACTACAGCAATGGCGAATAATTACACAAACGATTATTTGTATCAAAGCAATGAAGCGTTAAAAAAAGAAAATGATTCTCTATTAAAAACTTTAATAGAAGTTATCGAATACATGGATAGAGATCATGTAAACTACAAACAATTATTAAAATCTGAATTAAGCAAAAGGTATGATATTAGATTCAATTAATTATGAAAATAATTTTCAGATCCTAGCGCAGTATTTAATTAAGTTAGGAAAAAAGCATCCAAACAATAAAGTTGTAGATGAATGTTCTAGAGCTTTAAAAGAAATGTATTTTTATACAAATACTTTGCAGATTCAAAAAAGAGAATTAATTTTAGAAAATAGTAATATAAAACAAGAAACCAGAAAACAATTAATAAAATGAGAGAAATGCACTTAAAATCAACAAGAACCTATTCAATTTTTAATAAAGTAATAGGCAACAGAAATTTAGATCCTAAAAATTTAAAAAGGATAAAGGAATCAATTAATGAAATAGGTTTGCAAATGCCTATATTAGTAAATCAAAATAAATCTATAATAGATGGGCAACATAGATTGCAAGCTGCTAAAGAATTAGAAATACCTATTACATATATAGTTTCTAAAGATTCATGCGAACAAAATATTGATCAATTGCAAATTAGCAAAAAATGGACAGCATTAGATTTTTGCAATAGAAATGCTTTAAGAGGAAATAAAGATTGTCAAAGAGCTTTAAAAATAGCTGAAGAATGGTTTATTGAAACTAATGGCAAATTTAGTAGAATTAATATTTTAGCTTTATTAGATAAAGGTTATAATCTTGGAGGAGTTATTAAATGTTTAAGAAATAATATTTATGAAATAAACATCAATAATGCAATAAGAATTTATAATGCATTAAAAATATTATCTTTAAACAATAATCCAAAATTTAATTCTTATTCTGCAACTAATAGTAGAACATTAAAAAGAATGGATAGATTAGCAAATGGATTAGATTTAAATGTAATAGAAAAAATTACTAAAAAAAATTATTTAATTTGTTATACTAATGCAAATGATCAGTATAATTATTTAATGGATTTATATAACAAATACAATAAAAAGAAATGAATAAATATTTAAATTATCTAAATGATAATTATTTTAAAGAAATAAATTATATTTATATAAAACAAAGTAAAACCAAAAAAAAGAAAACAAATGAACAGAGAAAAATTAAAAGGATTGTATCAAAAGTATGAATTAACTCCAGAGGATATATTTACAAAAGATATTGGATATGGAGATAATAAAAAAACTTTTACTATAATTACAAGATCAGGAATTGAAAAGATTCAAGCAAAAGAAAACATAACTGTAAATTATGAAGTTATAAAATGCGAAACTATTTTTTCAGTAATTAAAGCAAATGCTTTTGTTCAAACTAAACCAAACACTATAATAGAAAGTTTTGGATCTGCATTAAAAGGAGCTACATTTAAAGAGGGCAATTGCCAGAGCTGGTATGTTATGGAAATGGCAGAGAAAAGAGCTTTATCAAGAGCTGTATTAAAATTAACAGGCTTTTATCAATTAGGAGTATTTGGAGAAGATGAATCAGAAGATTTTAAAAAAACAAATAAAATAGATAAAGAAAAATTAATTAATTTAAATAAATAAAAAAATGGGACACTTATTAAACACAAGAATTGGATTAAAGAAAATACCTAAAGAAGCGCAGTATGAAGGTAAAAAAGATGTATATGTTGATTTAACAATAGGCATCCAGGATGAAATGAACAACTATGATCAGAATGTTTCTGTATGGATTGCTCAAACTCCTGAACAAATAAAAAACAAAGAACCAAAGCAATATCTAGGAAATGGCAGAGTAATTTACAGCGATAACAAACCATTATTTGTAAAGCCCAAAGAAGCGCCAGTTCAAGAAACTAAAAATGAGGTGGATGTTGATCTGCCTTTTTAAAAATAATTTATTAAATTAGGGGCTATATGCCCCTTTTTTTTATGACTGAAGAAAACAAACTATATTACGATTTACTAACAGAACAATGCAGAATAAATACAGATGAAATAATAGAGAATCCGCCAGTAGCGATTTCAATGGGAGAAACAACTATCAACTCAATAAAAGGAAAAACAACTATTCCTACTAGTTTAGGAACATATGGAAATTTTTCTTTTGTCGTAGCTCCTCCCAAAAGTTTTAAAACCTACTTTATTTCTTTATTAGCTTCAGTATATCTTTCAGGCAAAAACAGATTTGCTGGCAATTTAAAAGGACACAGAGAAAACAAATGTTTAATTCATTTTGATACAGAACAAGGAAAGTTCCATGCTCAAAGAGTATTCCGCAGAGTTGTAGATATGAATGATGGAGATGATGTTGGTTGCTATCATACTTACGGATTAAGATCAATTGGTTACAAGTTTAGATTAGAATTTATAGAATATTATCTTACAAACAAAGTAAAAGATGCTGGGCTAATTATTATTGATGGCATTGCTGACTTATGCGGAGATGTAAATAATATCGATCAATCTAATTTTGTAGTTCAAAAATTAATGGAATGGAGCGAGAAGTTCAATTGCCATATTATTACAGTTATTCATTCTAATTTAAGCAACCACGGAGTAGAACGACCGACTGGACATCTAGGCTCTTTCTTGGAAAAGAAAGCAGAAACACAAATACATTTAGAAAACGACAAAATAAATAATTGGGTAAATGTTAAATGTAAAAGGTCAAGGGGTTTTCCTTTTGATGATTTCGCTTTCAAAGTTAATAAAGTTGGATTGCCAGAAGTCGTTGGAGGATATTTTGATCCTATTACGCAAATTAAATACTAAATGCATTGGTTAAACAAAATTGCTAAACATCATAAAGAATGGATAAAAATTGCAGTAAACTTTGGAGCTAGAGATTATGCTGAAGATATAGTTCAAGAAGCTTATATCAGAGTTCACAAATATTCTAATCCTGAAAAGATTATAAAAAATGATAAAGTCAATAAGGGTTACATGTTTTTTATTATTAGAAACATTTGCAATAACTTTAACAATGAATTAAAAAAAACCAGGAAACTACCTTTAAATGATCATGTATATAATATATCAAATGAATCTTTAGAATCAGAAAAAGATATTGCTTTGCAAAACATTATTAATAAAATGGACAAAGAATTAGAAAACTGGCACTTTTATGAAAAGGGAATATTTAAAATATACAGAGATTCTGGATTAAGCATTAGAGGAATTGCAAAAGAAACAAAAATTAGTTCAGTTAATATATTTCATACTCTTAAAAAAAGTAAAAATAAAATGAGAGAAATGTTTGGAGAAGATTTTGAAGATTATATTAATGGCGACTTTGATTTAATAGATTGAAAAACAAAAAGTTATATTTAAGGTTTTAATAATATGGAAGATATAAAAGGACTAGGCGATCAAATAGAAAAAATTACCGAAGCAACAGGAATTAAAAAACTTGTTAAATGGGCATTTGGAGATGACTGCGGTTGTAAAGAAAGGCAAGAAAAACTAAATCAATTATTTCCTAGAAGAAGAAAGCCCGAATGCTTAAATGAAGAAGAATATAATTATTTAAAGTTAATTAAATTAGATAAATTTAGCGGAGCTACTAATGTAAATGCAGAAACGCAAAGAAATATATTAAAAATATATAATAGAGTTTTTAACGATAAAAAACAATTTAGCAGTTGTAGTAGTTGCGTTAGAAATACAATAAATCAAATGCAAACTTTAATGAAATCTTATGGAGATTAGACCAAGACTTAAAGGAAACAAAAAAACAGCTTATGAGAATCTTATTAAAAAAGAAAGAAGAATTCTAGTAATAGGAGATCTTCATGCTCCTTTTGTTCTTGAGGGTTATTTGGAATTTTGTCAAGAAGTTTATGCGCAACATAATTGCAATCAAGTTATATTTATAGGAGATATTATTGACTCGCATGGATGGAGCTATCATGAGCAAGATCCTGATGGAATGTCTGCTGGGCATGAGCTTTCTTTAGCAATTAAAAAAGTTTCTCATTGGTATAAAGCATTTCCAAAAGCAGATGTATGCATTGGCAATCATGACCGCCTAGCATCTAGGAAAGCATTTTCTGGAGGAGTTCCAAGCAGATGGATAAAGGGTTACAATGATGTGTTAAAAACTCCAAAATGGAATTGGGTTGAAAGCATATCTTATGATGGAGTATTGTATGAACATGGAGAGGGAGGGCAAGCAAAAGCAAAAGCCAAAAATAATATGATGTCAAGCGTTTGCGGTCATACGCATACAGAAGCATATACAATGTGGTTTGTAGGCAAGAAGTTTAGAGTATTTGGAATGCAAGTTGGTTGCGGAGTTGATAGTTCTACTTATGCTGCTGCATATGCTAAAAACTTTAAAAAACAAGCTATTGGATGCGGAGTAGTTATTGGAGGTCATACAGCTATAAACAAACTAATGAAATTATGATCTTGAACGTAAACCAGAAATTAAAAAAAGAAGTTTGGCAATATTTAAAAACAAACAATATAGCCAACAGATCTAAAGCTGATGGAAATAAAGAAGAACAATTTGTTGGTTTATTAGGAGAAATTTTAATCAAGAATCATTTTAACATTGAACATAAATATACTGATGGTTTTGATGGGGGTTATGATTTTATATATAAAGGCAAAAAATTTGATGTTAAAACAATGGGAAGAAATGTAGATCCTAAACCTTATTACGTT